GGTGACGCTGGAATACCATCGGATCGGGGCAATCAAAGGCCTGATTCTGGATGCAGACGGCGTGACGCCGATCTACAACCTCTTCACCGAGTTCGGCGTCGTCCAGCAAACGCAGGATTTCGCGTTTACGACGGACACCACAGACATCCGCGCGCTCTGCGTGGCCGTCGCGCGCCTCATCGAGGCGGAGCTCGGCGCGGCGGTATATGACGGCATCCGTGCCTTCTGCTCGCCCGAGTTCTTCGATGCCCTTATTGGGCATCCCACCGTCATCGATTCCTTCCGGTACCAGGAAGGGCAGATGAACCGGGCGGATCTCCGGAAAGGTTTCCAGTACGGTGGCATCACCTTCGAGGAATACCGCGGGACGGTGAACGGCGTCCGTTTCGTCGAGGCCAATGTGGCTTACGCCGTTCCCGAGGGCGTGATGACCGAGAAGGGGCCGCTCTTCCAGACGAACTTCGCGCCAGCCGATTTCATGGAGACGGTCAACACGCTGGGCCTGCCGATCTACGCGAAGCAGGCACCGGATCCGAGCGGGCTCAATCGCTTCGTGAACGTGCACTCCCAGTCGAACCCGCTGTGCCTGTGCCTCCGGCCGCGGGCGGTCGTCCAGCTCACGATGAGCTAGGCCGCGGCCATGATCGATCTGCGCCCGGCCATCGGGGTGCCCATGGACATTTTCGGGCTCCCCGCCACGGTCACGATCCCCGGCGAGGAGCCGGTGGCGACGACCGCCATCTGGCTCCCGCCGCTGCCCGTCGAGATATCCGGGGTCTTGGTGCAGACCGATCATCCCCAGCGCGCGCTGGCTCTGCCGCGGGCCGGACTCGCCTCAATCGAGCCTGAGCGGCTCCGCGGGACCGTGATCGAGTTGGCCGAGTATGACGGCGCGCCGCCGTCCTCTTGGATGGTCGAGGCGCGGATCAGTGTCGATGTCGATGAGGTGCGCGTGGTGGTCATTCCGAACTGAGGCACCTCCATGGTCCAGATGACCGTCAGTGTGGATATGCGAGATCTCAAGCAGGCCCTGGCGGCGCTCGGCGCCAAGGCCCCGCGGGCCATCATGCGGGCGGTGAACCGCACGGCCAGGTCCGCACGGACGCAGGCGGTCCGCGCCGTGGCGAAGGAGGTTCGCCTCCCGCAAAAAGACATCCGGCCCATGCTGCCGGTGATCTCGGCAACCGTGCAGCAGTATGCGACGGCGAAGCTCATTGCCCAGGGGCGGCCGCTCTCCCTTATGCGACTCGGCGCCCGACAGACCAAGCTTGGTGTGATCTACCGCGGACCCGGCGGGCCGGTCCTCATCCGGTCCGCCTTCATCAAGCAGATGCCCAAGTCGAAGCGTCCCACCGTCTGGCTGCGCTCGCCGCTGCCCTCGGAGCGGAAATCGGCGGGCGCCTGGTCGAAGAACCTGCCGATCGCGCGACAGGTCGGGCCCTCCGTGCCCAAGCTCGTCATCGAGAAAGGCATCTTCGACGCCGTCCGCAGAACGGCCACTGAGGCGCTGCGCAAGAACCTGACGCACGAGGTCGATTACCTTCTGAGCCGACAGGGGGCCAGCCGTGGCTGAGGAGCCGATCCGCGAGCGCATTCTGCAGCATTGCGAGACGAGCCTGCAGGCCATCGACGGGACCGGGGCCTATCACACAGCTTTGGCCAGCATCGCGCGCGGACGGCAGGTGCCGAAGGAGGATCCGGCGGATCTCCCGGCGGCATTCCTCCAGGAAGGCGATGAGGGCTTTACCCAGGACACGAATCTCCTATTGACCCGGATGCTGCCCGTCTCGGTCGAGGTGCTCCTCCGCTCCGCGGCCGCCAATCTGCCGACGCTCGCGAATCGCGCCGCCGCCGATGTCGAGCGCGCCCTGACGACCGATCCCGCGCGCGGCGGGCTGGCGAGGAGAACCGACATCACCGGCATCGCGATCACGAATGACGAGGCGCCGGGCGTCCTGGCCTCGGTCCGCTGCGACTTCGTGATCGAGTACCACACACTCCGGGGCAACCCGGCGAGCAAAGGCTGAGATGGGGATCCCGATCGTCGTCGGTCACTGCCCCGCGCACCTGGCCCCCGTCCGATTGTTCCCGCGGCCAGTGGCGCCGAATGGCAATAGCGATGCGTGGGTCACACTCCGGCACCGCATCGGCGCGCGGCCCGCCGGCCTCGTGCAGTTCTCCACGCGCCGATCGCGCCTCGATGCGCTCAAGCCCCGGGAGCAGCTGCTCCTCATCCGGAAGTACGGCGGGCTCGGGGATATCCTCATCAGCAGCATGTTGTTCCCGATGCTCGCCGACCAGCATCCCGAGATCCGCGTCACGTATGCGTGTCCGCGGGCCTTCCACCCGCTGTTCGACGGCTCGCGTCTGCGGCTGCTCGCCTATGAGGACGTCTGGAGCCGGCGGGAGATCGATCGACACCGGGGCAGCGTGCGGCCAGAGCTCCTCGATACGTATGACCTGATCGAGGATATCAGCGTCCCCTGCCACGTCTGGGAGAACTTCTTCCTCGCCCACGGCGGGATCGACCCCGGCAGCCGCCTGAAGTGGCGCAACCGCCTCGACATGTGGGCGCGCTGGTTCGGGTTGCGGGTGGCGAATCCCCAGACGAACATCGTGATCCGGGAGGACGAACGGGTCGAGGCGCGGCGACTGCTGCGGCAGACGATGGGGTCCGGCAAGCCCGTCTGCCTGCTCTCACCATTCTCCGCGAACCGGACCAAGAGCTACCCGTGGTTCGAGGAACTCGCGGCGCGCCTGGCGGAGGCCGGGTTCGCCGTCGGTCTGCTGCATCACAAGACTATTCCGAGCGACTTTCCGACGCTCGCCGGTCTCTCGCTCCGCATGATGGGGGCCGTGTGCGCCGCCGCCGATCTCATCGTCTCGGTCGACACGGCCGCATTCCATTGGGGCGGGATCCTCGGGCGGCCCACGGTGGGAATCTTCAACGTCAACGACGGCGCCACCTATTGCCGCTACTACCCGACGGCGCGCCCCGCGCAAACGTGTGCAACGCCCTGCATCAACGTCAAATACGGCCCCGGTCTCGGGACCTGTCCCAAGCACACGCGGGAGACACTCCCGGCGATTCCCGTCTCGGGGCTCGCCACGTCACGATGCTATAGCCGATCAACGGTCCAGCAGATCATGGAGGCTCTGCGATCGCGATGACGGTCACGAAAGCAGTGGAGTCGCTGGAAGGCGTGATGTCCCGCTACGCGTGGCGTGACGATCCCAACTCGATCAGGGCAAAGAGCTGTGGCGCCTGCTACGAGTACTACTTTACCTACGCACAGCAATTCCGACCGGCCGTCGTGGTGGAGATCGGCGTGCAGCGCGGCTACTCCGCGATCGCCTTTCTCTTGGGCTACCCGGAGATCAAGCGCTTGTACCTGTTCGATAATGACGCCGACGGGTACCCGCTGGCCGAGGCGGTGCGACAGATCGAGCGCGCCAAGGCCGATCTCGGCTCCGCGACGGAGCTCGTACCTGTCCTGCTGGATACGCAGAGCGTCGGCGCGCTGCCCATTCCGGTACCCGTCAACCTCGCGCATGTGGATGGACGACACACCCGCGAGGCGGCCTCACACGATTTGGGGCTCGTGGCCCCGCTGATCGCTCCGGGTGGACGGATCGTCATGGACGACCTGTGGCACACCGGCGTCCTGGAGGCCGCCAGGGTGTTCGCCCACGAGTACGCGGATTGGCAGCATACGACGATCCCGGCCCACACCACACACCAACTCTCGACGAGGCCACGCTGATGGGATCCCTACGCCTGAACCTCGGCTCCGGCAACGATTGGATGCCAGGCATCGTGAATATCGATTGCCGCAATCTTCTTCCACCGGACGGGATCACCTTCCTCCGGGCCGACGTTGCCGACCTCTCGGACATGTTCGCCGACGGGTGCGCTGCGGAGATCTGGGCCAAGGACGTCCTCGAGCACTTCCCGCAAGCCAAGGCCGCGAAGCTGCTCGACGAGTGGATCCGGCTCCTCGCCCCCGGGGGGATCCTGCACCTCAAGACCCCGGACCTCACCGCGTTGGCCGAGTTCATCCTCCGCGGCACGGAGAGCGACGAGACCAAGGCCTACCGGGTCTACGGCGGGCAGGACTACGCGGAGAACTTCCATCGGGCCGGTTTCACCGTGCCGCTGCTCCGGAGCCTCCTGGAGGCACGCGGGATGGAGATCCTGGAGGCGAGGGGACACGAAGGGACGAACCTGGTCATCACGGCGCGGAAGCGGAATTAGCCGCCGCCGGCGTCCGTCAACCGCACGACGAAGGAGGGAGATCCGATGCCGGATAGTCAGAATTTGGAGCTGGGGCCGTGCAACATCTACCTCGAGGAGAACGCCGTCGATCAGAACGTCGGGTACCTCGGGAACGTTACCCTGAATTTGGCCTCCGAGGCCTCACCACTCACCGGCGCCCAAAAGGGCACCAGTCCGCTGGACAAGATCCTGACCGGCGGGAGCGTGCGGGTCACCGTCGAGTTCAAGGAGATGACCCTCCAGAACTTCGCCCGGGCCTATCCGCATGCCGTCCTCACGGGCGACGCCGGGCGGGTGGACTTCACGAACCGGGTCGGGCTGAGCCTCCGATCGCTGGCGAAGAAGCTCACCCTCAAGAAGATCGTCGGCGGGGCGGAGTCGGCGCTGCCCAAGGATCACCTGATCATCCCCGAGGCCTCGCCGGTGGAGGGGGAGCTGAGCGTCTCGTTCACCCCGACCGATCAGCGCGTCCTGTCCGCCACGTTCGAGGCGTGGCCTGACGATACGACCGGCCGCTGGGGCTTCATGGGGGATGAGCTGGCCTCCTAACCCAGGTGAGGCAATAGGACATGGCGGAGCTGGAGAGCAAGTTCACGACACTTGGGAAGGAAGTCACCGTCACCGTGGACCTCTACCTGACGCGACGGTTGCGGGTCCGCCTGGCCATGGCCCGAGTGCTGTTTCGGTTGGCGGCCACGATCCTCGGTTGTGGAATCGTCGTGAACGACGGGCACCCCACAAAGGGACAATCATGCGAGAGCGAGACGAAATCCTGATCGACCTCGACGCCTTCGCGCCGGCGGCGGGCAAATGCATCAAATTCAAGGGCACCACATACGGCGTCCGGAACGTGGCGGATATTCCGGCCGACGATCTGTTTTTCATCCTGCGGGCCAGCGAGGAGTTGCGCGGCAAGGGCATCGCCGAGCAGCTTGAGATCAGCTTGCGGTTCATGGCGATCCTCGTGCCCGACATGGACCAGGCGACGCTCCGCATGCTCTCTTCGCGACAGGTTCAGCGGATTCTGCACGAGGCGATGGGAGCGGCCGAGGTCCCTCCGATGGGCGGCGACGGGCCCTCCGACTCGGCTACGAGCTCGCCGTCGTCGCCCGCTTCTACGGCTGGCCCTGGACCGAGCTCCGGCGCCTGAGCCTGCGGCATGTCCGGCGGTTCGCGGCCTTCATCCCCGAGCTTCGTGCGCAGGAGCAGCTCGATGAGATGGCGATTACCCTGATGCCATATTTCAAGCACCAGCGGACCCGCGACGAACTGGTCCGGACGCTCCGGAAGCTCGCCGGCTACCTTCCGGAGCCCACCGCCGAAAGCCACGAGCAGGGATGGGACGCGTTGCGCCGCATTGTCGGCAGGGAGCGTTAGATGGCCGCACGCGTGGACTTCGCCGAAGCCGTCCTCAAGTTCACGACGGATCCGGCGGGGCTCTCGAAAGAACTCTCCGCGATCGAGAAGTCCGTCGGCGCGGCCGCCTCGCGCATGGCCGCGGGCCTCAAGACCGCCGTCCTCGGCATCACCGGGGCCGTCACCGCGGCCACGGGAGTCTTCGCCGTCCTGGTGAAGCTCTCCGCCAACGCCGGCGACGAGATTGCGAAGCTCTCGCAGCGCGTGGCCATCGGCGCCGAGACCCTCTCCGGGTATAAGCTCGCGGCCGAACTGTCCGACCTCTCCCTCCAGGATTTCGGGACTTCGCTCCAGATGGCCTCCCGCAACATCGTCGAGGCCTCCAAGGGCACGGGCGCTGCGGCCGAGGCGTTCGCCGCCCTCGGGATTTCCGCGACCGACAATGCCGGCCGGATCAAGACGGCCGAGCAGATCATGCTCGAGGTAGCGGACCGCTTCGCCCAGATGGAGGACGGGGCCCAGAAGACCGCGTTCGCGATGGACATCTTCGGGCGCAGCGGCGGCGCCATGATCCCGCTCCTGAACCAGGGGAGCCAGGCGATCGCCGAGCAGCGGAAAGAGGCGGAGCTGCTTGGAGTCACCTGGACCGCTGCCGAGGCCAAGCTCGCCGAGGAGTTCAACGACAACCTGACGCGGATCGAGGCCGGACTCGCTGGCTTCCGCAACCAGGTGGTGCAGGGCGTGCTCCCCTTCCTCAATGATGCGATCACTGCCATCGTCGCGCGGATCAAGGAGTGGGCGGCCAGCGGCGAGCTGCAGGCGTGGGCGAAGCGGACGAGCGATGCGATCCTCGACGCATTCGTGGCCGTCGCCCAATTCATCGACGCGCACCTGGTGGGCGCCGTCGAGACGGGCACGCGGGCATTCCTGGCCATGGAGGTCGCGGCCCGCGGCGTGGCCAACGGGGTGCTGGTCCTGACCAATGGGGTCCTGGCGATCGCCTGGGCGGTCAACGCCGGCGGCCTCGCCATCCGGAAATTCCTTGGCATCGAGGAATCGCTCGGCGTCACCACGCGCCAGGTGGAGGAGCGGGTCGACAGTCTCATCACGATGCTCGCGGAGAATAGCAAGCGCATCGAGGAGATGTCCGGCGGGATCAACCGGGCCATCACCAACTTCCAGACGCCGCTTTCGGAAGGGGTGCGCGGCGGTCTCACGACATTCGCCGAGGGCGTCTCGCGCGCGGCACTGCAGGTGCAGGACTGGGCGGAGAAGGCGAAATCCGGCAGCGCCGAGGTCGGCAAGGCGGTCACCGAGACGAGCCAGCAGGTCCGTGAGGTCCTCGAATACCAGGTGGACGGCGTCACCAAGTACATCGAGGTCGTCACCAAGGCCGGCCAGGTCTCCCTGAAGGCCGCCAAGGAAGACGCCAAAGCCGCGAAAGAGACCGGCGACGCGAAGGTCAAATCCGCCGAGGATGCGGCCAAGAAGGAAGAGGAGATCCGGAACAAGCGGCAGCGGGCCGCCCTCGGGATCCTCGGCGAGGTCCAGCAGCGCCTGGAGGAGAAGGGCGTTGACACCAGCTACGTCACCCGGGCGGACATCGACCGCGAGATGGCGGAGATCCAGGCCGAGCGGGCGAAAAAGGCGGCCGAGGCTCAGCGCTTCGCGGCGGGCGGCGGGGGCAATCTGGCGGACATCGTGGCCGGCTACGAGGCGATCGGGCAGCTCGCGGCAGCCCAGGCCCAGCGGAAGGACCTCGGCAGCGTCGACGAGATCTTGGCCGGCGGGTCCCGGCTCGCGGCCGGCCCCCTGATGGACGAGCTCGGCGGCCTCGGCCGCGCGGTCTCCGACCCCGACTATTGGCAGCGGGCCGGGACGGGGATCGGCGACGGCTACGGCCAGGGGATGGAGGCGGCCGTCGGCGCCGTCGATGCCGGACTCACCAAGATCGAGGAGCGCGTCGACCAGTCCTCGAGCCGGATCGCGCAGACGATTTACGGCAACATCGAGGACCACCTGGTCCGGCGGATCATGGGCCAGCTCGACAGGAACTAGCCATGCCGCTCACGGCGCGCGGGAGCGTCTACCTCGGCGGCGTTCGATTTTCGACGGACCCCCAGCCCTACGAGTCTTATGAGTGGCCGAAGCGGATGAGCGAGCATCCGGTCCTCGGGGGTTCGGTCATCATCCAGGATTTCGGCACGCACCAGAAAGATCTCACGATCACGCTCGGATCCGGGCAAAACCAGTACCTGGAGCAGAGCGTGGTCGTGGCCTTGGATGCGATGTACCGGACGAAGGGCGCCACCTACCAGCTCACGGACTGGCTGGGCAACGACATGACCGTGTTCATCGCGGCCTTCAAGCCGACAGGCACGTTCATCGGCACGCTGTTCACGTACACCCTCACTCTGCGCGTGCGGGCGATCGCGAAACTGCTCGGCGCGACGTACACGGGAACCTAGCGGAGGGCGGGCGATGGGCCTCATCCTCAAGCATTTCGACAAGACCGGCGGCGGCCAGATCACCTCGAAAGCCTGGCCCGATGCCTTCGCGGGCGTGACGCAGACCGCGGAGAAGTTCTGGGTCCAGAACGTGGGTGATCGCGACTCGCTCAACCTCGCCCTGAGCCTCGTCCAGGCCGGCGACAGCGACGGCAGCGCCATGATGCGGATCGGGCTCGATACCGCGACGGTCCGGCCGCCGTACGGCTTAGCGGCGACGCTCTCCGCGGCCGGCGCCGGCGGCGTCTTCGGCGCGACGGGCGTCTACGAATACGTCGTCACGGCCTTCAACGCGACCGGCGAGACCCAGGCCGGTGTCCCGGTCAGCGTCAACGTGGACGTGACCACCAAGAAGGTGACGCTCACCTGGCAGCAGAGCCCGGATGCCGCCGGCTACTACATCTACCGCACGGCAACGCCTGGCACGTATGGGGCGTCCACGCGCCGGGCCACCATCAACAGTGGGAGCAGCACGACCTACGTGGACGATGGCGCGGCCTGTGCCGCGGGGACGCCGGCCACCGAGAACACCACCGCCGGCGGGGCGCCGAATTACGGGACGCCGCCGTCCCTGGGCGCCGGGCCGCTTAACCTCGGCGTGCTGAAGATCGGGCAGTGGGCCTGCTACTGGGCGAACCGGGTGATCCCGGCCGGCACCTCGGAGGCCGGCAACCCACGCCAGTCGCTCCGCAAATTCATCGAGAGCTAGAAGCGAGAGAGCGGCGATAACGCTTGTAACAGGCATTACAGAGGCCATGAGCAGAAATCGGCATCACGCGGGCGCAATTAACACAAGGGCGCGGCTCGCGGCGTTCGCGATAATCGCGAGCCTGGGCTCGTCCATAGCATCTGGCGCAGAGCCCCTTGGCGGCGTGCTTTCGGGTGGCTCCGCACTCTATGCATCGGATCAGTGGCTTCCGTGGCCGTCCAGCGTGATGGATCGAGGCATGGGTCGATCTGATCTGGAGCTCGAGATTCTCCGGAAGATTGTTTCCGCGATCCCCGTCAATGTGATGCACCACTTCATGCGGCAGAAGAAACCGTCCGAGTATCCGCTCCATGACGAGGCGATGCTCCATAACATAGCCAGATTTGGATGCGGCGGGATGCTCCGGCGAAAAGATGCCAATATACCCGTCGAACGACACGCGGCCGCCTTTCCACCCCGTGGGCGCACGCCCTGGCCGTCCTCCGGGCGGATGGGGCGTAACGCCATTGGATTTCAATACGCGCTGAATGATCTCGCGGGTCAGGCCGAATGCCCGAGCGACAGAGCGCTCGCTCGCCTGATCGAGCGACCGGTAGGCGTCGCAAATCTTGGCTTGTATCTCCGGCGGAATTGGCACCCGGTTTCTTCCGCCGTTGCCTGGAGATCTTCTTCCGACCATCCCTCCGCGCGGCCGTGGCGAAATTCCATTCCGATGAAGAACGTTGAGCACAGTGTCCGGGTGGACCCCGTGCCGTGCGGCAACAAGAGGCGCGGTGGCATTGGGCTTTTGGTAGTCGGAGCAGATTGCGCGTTCCGTTTCTGGCGATGTTCTCATACCGCGAACTTATCAGATTTCAGATCGATGGACAACTGCAGCGCCTGAAGGGGGTGGGAAAATGAGTATCCTCTTATCGGACCTTAAAGGCTACGGCGTCGCCACCGAGGCGGACGATGACAGCACCGAGCAGATCGGCGGCGCGATCGACACCGCCAAGAAAAAAGTCTTCGTCGATTACGCCGGGAACCTGCAGCTCATCTCCTCGGCGGCCGGCGACACCGTCCCCACCGTCACCATCACGTACCGCAATGCGGCGGGATCCAAACTCACCGAGGCGAAGACCCTCAACGGGCAATCCCCCGTGGCCTATGCGGCCACCGTGGAACGGCTGCTCAAGGCGGTCAAGTCCGGGAGCACTACGGGGGACGTCGCCGTCGAAGCCTCCGTCGCCGAACGCACCGGAACGTGCCAGGCCTCGGGCAACGGGAATGTGGCTATCGCGCTCGATGCCGGGGCCTCCGCCGTCAACGACGCCTACCTCGGCCTGATCTGCCGGATCACGGCCGGCACCGGCAACGGGCAGATCCGCGAGGTCTACGGCTACGACGGCACGACCAAGATCGCGATCATCAACCACCCGTGGGGGACGAATCCCGACGGGACCTCGGAGTTCCGACTCTCCAAGGGCTTCTTCTTCGAGAAGTCGCCCGCGGAGGTCCTCCAGGTCCGGCGGATCTTCTTTGACGCGGGGGCCAACCCGGGGGGCGGCGCCGAGAAGAAGGTCTATGACTGTATCTGCTTGAAGAACGCCCATGCGAGCCTGGCCCTGACTTCCGCCGTCGTCAAGGAGTTCGCCGATCCCTCGACCCTGATCGCCTTCGCGCTCGCCACCGCGGTCAACGACACCGGGACGAACGGGGCGGGGAACACCCGGCTCGTCGCACCGGCGGGGCTCACGTTCAACTCGGCAGACAAGAACGTGCCCGGGGGGCAACTGGCCGCGGGCGACTACATCAAGGTCTGGCTCGAGCTGACCCTCGCCGGCGGCGCGGCGGCGCTCAAGAGCAGCTACACGCCGTATCTCCAGGGCAACACGGTCGCATAACGAGCGCGCGGATGCTGATTGTCAGTGGAACGTACGTCGGGAACAACGCGAATAATCGATCGATCACGGGCGTCGGGTTTCGCCCGCGACTGCTCTTCATCCGAAGACAAGGGACGACCGAGTTTTACTGGAAGTCCACAGCGCACGCGACGAATGCTTACAACCTTGTCTGGGGTACTGGGCAGCAAGTTACTCAGACCAGCGGAATCAACACGATTGACGCGGATGGGTTCACTGTCAGCGCCGGGATCAACCAGGGCGGGTCCACGTATCGCTATATCTGCTTCGAGGCAGACGATACGACACTGCAGGTTGGACAGTACAGCGGAACCGGTGGCAGTCGGAACATCACGTGCGCAGCGGGGTTTGTGCCAACGTACGTCGCGGTTTGCCGCAATGAAACAGGCACCACCTCCAACGGCCATTGGTCGAACCCCACGGGGGGCAACCTCACCGGGTTCCCGGGCTTCAACAATACGTGGACGAGTGGGTACATCACCGGCACCCACGCTGACGGGTTCTCCGTCGGGTCGGCGATGAACGTCAGTGGCATAACCCATAACTGGTTCGCGTTCAAGTCAAAGGCGGGCAACGTCTTCGTCGGAACGTTCACAGGCAATAGCACCGACAACCGGAACATCGTCATGGCTGACGCGTTCCAACCGACGGAGATATTCTGCACCAGCCGCGCGACGTCAAACAATGGCGGTCGTAATGCGACGTGGCGTGACCCGGGTCATACAGGGGATCAATCCCTCAGCGTGTACTGGGGTGACAACGCAGCAGATTTGATTCAGAGCTTCCGGACGGATGGGTTCCAGGTTGGCATCGCCAACTTCGACATGAACACGACGGGCTATACCTACACGTACGTTGCCTTTCTATCGCAGACCACCGCGACGGCAGTATCCAGGAAGTTCTGGCTCGACGTGATGTGGGATGGACCGGTGGGCCGGAAGGTGGCGCTGGGACTTGACGCCAGCGGCGCCATCGGACGGCGGTATCGGGTGCCGTTCGCCTTCGAGGCGCTGACGCCCCTCGCTCGCGCGTTCCTCCTTGTGTTCGATAGCGCCCGAGGCATAGGACGGCCGTACGCCCTCCCGGTCGAATCCGCCGGCGACGCGGTGCTCTTTCGCCGCTTCCCGGTGCCGGTGGAGACGGTCGCCGGCATCGGGCGGAGCCTCCCACTGCCAGTGGAATCGAGCGCGGGGATCCTCTCTCGGGCGTTCCTGTTGCCTCTGGACGCCGGGATGGGCACCGGCCGCGCATACCGCCTGCCGGCCGAGTGGAGCGGAGACCTCAAGGTCCTCCGGACATTTGTATTCCCCCTGGAGACGCGGCAGCGGCTCGCCCGGAAGCTCGGCTTCTCGGTCGAGGCCGCCGGCCAGACGGATTCGCTGCCCGATCTCTGGCGGGTCTACCGGAAAATGAGCGAGGTGTTCGGCGACGAGTGGCGAGTGATTCCGCTGGCCGCCGTCCTCGATCTTCTCGACGCCTGGAATGTCAAGAGCGCCATGGGGATAGAACTGATCGACACCTGGCGAGTCCTCCCGCCGCAGCTGCTGAGCCTCTGGTCCGGCGACATCCAACTCCCATCGGCCACGATGGAGAAGGACTGATGGCCACGATCGACGGGAAAGCCTTCACGCTGGAGTCCACGCTGGACCTGGCCGCCGACGCCTTCACGGTGGACGTGCCGGGCACGGCGGAGTACCGCAACGCGTCCGACATCGACGTCGTCACCCTGCGGGCGGGGTTCACCGACCCCTCGGACGGGCAGCAGTACCAGGTCGGCCACATGGTGGGGCCCGCGAAGGAGTACGCGATCGCCGTCGCGACGAACGCGATGACGTGCACCGTGAGCGGTCGGGACCACATGGCCGACCTGATCGGCCGGACGTTCCGCAAGCGATACCTCCGGACGCAGCCAACCCCCGACGAACAAGCCGCCCTGGATGGGCATACGTTCGCCGACGCCCCGGATCCCATCGCCTATGCGGTCGGCGCCTTCCGGGCCTCGGAGATCGCGCGGGAGATCGTGGCAAGCTGCGGCCTGTCGCTGTCGTGGGAGTGCCGGGACTACACCCTGCTCGAGGACTTCGACGCCAGCGGCCGGTGCGTGGATCTGCTCCGCCGGCTCGTGGAGCCCTGGTCGCAGGTCGCGCGTTTCCAGGTGGACCTCTTCGTCCAGAACGCGATCGTCTTCTGCCGGCCGCGGTCTGCAGCTCTCGTGGCCGACTACACCTATCCCTACACCGCCGCCGGGATCAAGAGCCTCAGCATCCGGCGGACGCGCGGCAAGCGGTACGGCCGGGTCACCCTCTACGGCAAGCTCGTCCCCAAGGGGATCACGGGCGGGGGCGGCGTGTACCAGCCCTCGGAGGTCGAAGAGACGACGGTCTCCGAGACCAAGGATC